AGCAATTGGTGTGACTGGAGACGCAGGTAGATCTGAAGCAGTATCATTACTGTTATTAGATGAGGCTGCATTTATTGAAGGCATAGATGAGATATTTGCTTCTGCTCAACAAACCTTAGCTACGGGAGGCCAATGTATAGCTATTTCTACACCTTATGGTACTGGTAATTGGTTTCATAAAACATTTATTGGTGCTGAAGAAAACAAAAATGGATTTGTAGCATTAAAATTACCGTGGGTTTTACACCCAGAAAGAACTCAAAAATGGAGAGACGAGCAAGATATTATCTTAGGACCTAGAAATGCAGCTCAAGAATGTGATTGCGACTTCAGCACATCAGGTGATACAGTTATTGAATCTGATATTTTAAACTTTTATATTCAAACATATCAAACAGATCCTATATCTAAAGGCGGATTTGATGGTAACTTATGGCGTTGGGAATTTCCAGATTATACAAAACAATACATAGTTGTGGCTGATGTAGCAAGAGGTGATGGTAAAGATTATTCAGCTTGCCATGTTATTGATATAGCAGAAGCTAAACAGGTAGAAGAATATAAAGGACAAATTGGCACTCGTGACTATGGACATATGTTAGTATCAATAGCTACTGAATGGAATAATGCTTTACTAATAATTGAAAATGCTAACATAGGATGGGATACAATTCAAACTGTTATAGAACGAGGATACCAAAATTTATATTATTCATCTAGATCAGATACAGCAAACATTACAATAGATAATTTTTTAAGCCGTAATGATAGTAATTTAATACCTGGTTTTACTAACTCGCTCAAAACTAGACCACTTATTGTAGCCAAATTAGAGGCTTATATGAGAGACCGTGCTTGTATTATTCAATCCCGCAGAATGCTAGAAGAATTAAGAACATTTATTTGGAAAAACGGTAAAGCACAATCTACTGATGGATATAATGATGATCTTATAATATCTTTTGGCATTGGTATGTTTTTACGCGATACAGCTTTAAAATTTTCTCAAACAAGTATAGACTTAACTCGTGCTTCGCTTGGAAGCATAGGAAAAAATTCATACAATATCAGACCCGGTGGATTTTATTCTTCTCCGCAGCAAAATAATCCTTGGCAAATGGGTGATGGTAAAGGCGGGACGGAAGATATTAGCTGGTTAATTTAGATAAATATTTATTAACATATATTAGAATATTATGGGATTATTTAACAATCTAAAACGATTATTCTCTTCAGATGTTATTATTCGTAATGTAGGAGGCAATGAATTAAGAGTAATTGATACAGATCGTATACAATCATTAGGCCTTTTACAAACCAATGCGCTTGTAGATCGATTTACTAAAATTTATACCACTTCTGGTGCTGGTATTTATAATATAAATAACGTTTATAATTATCAGACATTAAGGATACAACTTTATACTGACTATGAATCAATGGATACTGATGCTATTGTATCTTCAGCGTTAGATATTATAGCAGATGAATGTACTTTAAAAAATGAACATGGTGAAATGCTTCATATTAGATCTTCTAATGAAAATATTCAAAAGATATTATATAATTTATTTTATGATGTATTAAATATTGAGTTTAATTTATGGAGTTGGGCTCGCAACATGTGTAAGTATGGTGATTTTTATCTTAAACTAGAAATAGCTGAAAAATTTGGTGTATATAATATAATACCATTTTCAGCATACTCAATTATTAGAGAGGAAGGTACTAATCCGCAAAACCCTACTTATGTAAGATTTAAATATGATCCAACAAGTGTATCTGGTATTACATCCCCACAAACTCAATATGCTTTAGGAACATCAACATCAAATATTTTCTTTGAAAACTATGAAATGGCCCACTTTAGATTAATAAGTGATATTAACTATTTACCTTATGGTCGAAGTTATCTTGAACCAGGTCGTAAAATTTTCAAACAAATGGTATTAATGGAAGATGCGATGTTAATCCATCGTATTGTTCGTGCTCCTGAAAAACGTATTTTTTATATGAATGTAGGTGCTATTCCTCCTAATGAAGTAGAAGGTTTTATGCAAAAAACAGTTCAAAAGCTTAAGAAAGTTCCTTTTGTAGACCCACAAACAGGACAATATAATCTTAAGTATAATATGATGAACATGATGGAAGACTTTTACATCCCTGTAAGAGGAAATGATCAATCAACTCGTATTGATACTGCAAAAGGTATGGAATATAATGGTATTGAAGATGTAGCTTATTTAAGAGACAAACTATTTGCTGCTCTTAAGATACCTAAAGCATTTATGGGTTATGAAAAAGACTTAACTGGTAAAGCTACATTAGCCGCTGAAGATATTAGATTTGCTAGAACAATAGAACGTATTCAACGTATATTATTATCTGAATTAACTAAGATTGCCTTAGTACACTTATATACTCAAGGATATGATGGTGAAAGTTTAACCAACTTTGATTTATCATTAACTACACCATCTATTATATATGATCAAGAACGTGTTAATTTAATGAAAGAAAAAGTCGCATTAGCTAGAGATATAATGGAAACTAACTTATTACCAACTGATTGGATTTATGATAACTTATTCCACTTTAGTGAAGATCAATATGATGAATATCGTGATTTGATCATTCAAGATAAAGCATTTAAGTTTAGATTAGCTCAGATCGAAGATGAAGGTAATGATCCATCAGAAACAGGTCAAGTATACGGTACTCCTCATCAATTAGCGGTAGCTTATGGTAAAGGTAGAGGTAATGGAGCTGTACCAACAGGATATAATGAAAAAAACCTAAATGAACCTGTACATCTTGTTGGTCGTCCTAAAGCTTCTGCAACAGATATTAACCGTCAAGACAACCCATTTGGTAAAGACAGACTTGGTAATAAAACTTATAGTAATGGTGATACAGATCAAGAAGATACCTTAGTTAAAACCCAATGGAAAGGCGGTTCACCCCTCTCATTAGAGACATATCTTAAAAATAAAAGCATATTTAATGATATTCCTATTACTCGTCGTACAGTTTTATACGAAAGCAATTTATTAGATGAAAATAATATTCGCGACGAAAATAAATAATACACATATTTATAAGTAGTATCATTATACTAAATTATGCATATCAAACATTCAAAATATAAAAACTCTGGTATTTTATTTGAACTATTAGTACGCCAAATAGCATCAGACACATTAGTAAACATTGATTCTAAAGCAGTAAAGATTATAAAAAAATTCTTTCACAATAATGAAATAGCAAAAGAATATAAACTCTACCATACTGTTTTAACAGCTCCACGTTTATCTGAAGGTAAAGCTGAGACTTTGATTAATACTACTATTGATTTGGTTAAAAAGATAAACAAAGAAACATTACTCAAGGAAAAATATAATTTAATTAAAGAAATTAAGAAACATTACAATCTTGAGAGTTTCTTTAAGGCCAAAGTCAACAATTACAAAGTATTAGCGTCTGCATACACATTATTCGAAGCATCTATGGAAAATAAGTTTATTGAGCCTAAACAATTGGTGCTTAATAAACTTACCTTAATGGAACATATCACTAAGAAAACATTAATCGAAAATAAAGAAAACGAAATTGAACAAGTATTAGCTAAAGAAGATAAAAATATACGTTTATTAGCTTATAGAATATTAATTGAGAAATTTAATAACAAATATTCATCATTAAGTGCTCGCCAAAAACATGTACTTAAAGAATTTATTAATAATGTTTCTAATCCTGAATATCTTAAAACATATATTAACAATAATTTTAATAAAGTTAAAATAGAATTAATAAATCTAGTTAAGGAAATTGATGATAAGATAACTCAAATTAAATTAAACGAAATTATAACATTGATAAAACCAATATCTGCTAAATCATCCGTAAAAGATGAACATCTGGTCTCATTATTACAATATCAACAACTAGCTGAAGAAATCAAAACAGCAAATGGATAAGAAATCTAAAATAAAAATCAAATTAACCAAAAACGAAATATCAGCAACAGGTACTGGAGCTTCTGTTATGCCCGGCACCGGTGAAGGCGTAGCTACAAAATATGCTTTTGGTAAAGTAAATAAATCAAAACCTTCAGGATGGAAAGATGCTCCCTCAATTCCTAATCGTCCTTCTAAAGCTATAGATTATAAAGAATTATGGGAAAAAACAACAGCTGTTAATTCTTTAACAGGTGTACTCACTCAATTAGGAGCTTCACCTGATGCGGTTGAAATGCTTGTTAAAGCAGTTGAAATGGGAGCTTTAGAACCTTCTGCTGCTATAGAAATTGTTAAAAAAACAGTTAATTTAAAAGAAGGATACGCTCAATTTAGAAACGCTACTAAAACACGTTCTAAGCCTGATCAATTCCATCAGGCTGTTAAACAAATAAAAAAGAAAATGAACGAAATCAATCGTATATTTGAATATGTTGATCGTTTAAAAAATGAATTAAGTGAAGGTGAAGACTTAAAATATAAAAAATACACAGAAAACGCATTCCAACAAATTAAGGAAAATGCAAAACAATTATTTTTAAAATCTACAAAATTAAAATAAAATGGCAGACAATTTTAATATGAAAAAATTCTTAGCTGAAAATAAGTTAGGAGCTTATTCTAAACTAAAAAACAAAGTAGAAGAAACTAAAAAAGAAGTATCTAAAGAAAACTCCTATGCCAAAGGTGGAAAGTTTGAAGTTGATTCTACCTATACTCATTTTGCGGTTGGGAAGAAAGATGGTAAAATAATAACGGGCTGGGAATACAAAGATTTGGATAAAGAGGATATTAAGAGATTTACCGATATGGATTTAAAGGATATGGACTTTAACCCAAGAGATTTTCGTATCCTAACAACAAGATTTTTAAAATCCCAAGGTATTGACCCCTTTGATTGGAGTAATTGGAAAAAAACATCCGAATCTGAAGGTGACGAAATGGCGAAGGGTGGCGGTGTAAAAGGTAAAGTCAATCGTAACAAGTGGAGATTACCAACAAAAGAAGAATTTGAAAACGTGTTATATCCTAACAAGGATAAAATACCTAATTTGAAAAAAGATTCCTACTATTGGAGTAGTTCT